TGTGCTATACATACAAGCAGCGCGTGAAGAGCTTCAAGATTTATCTGAAGAAGCTTTAATTAGTAAATTTGTAGATGATGATTATGAAGCGTCGTTACAAGAATAAAAAACGTGGTCCTGTCAGAGCTAAAAAAGTTAAATTTGACGGGATCACATTTGCCTCTGGTTTAGAAAAATATATGTATATAGCTTTAAAAAAAGCTAAAATAAAAGCTAAATATGAAGGTAAAACATATATTGTTCAAGAAGGTTTTATGTTTAAAAATAAAAGTT